CAGCAGGATGCTGTTCGCTTTGGGGAAGCATCGTCTACGTTGGTTTTACCTCGTACGTTGATGCTCCGTCGGGTTTACCCGAAAAAGCAGAAGGATTATCCTGGTAATGCGAGAAATAATCTCAAAACTACCAGAACGGTTCTTCTCGCCGATGGAACTACAACCGCGGGCATCATACTTGATACCTCGGTTTCCAGGCGAGCTGACGTTGGTGCAGACGATTTTCTGCTTGCGCGGAAAATCCATGCTGCCCTCTTACAGGACTCGGAACTCGATGGATTTTTCTCGACCCTTGCCCTGTAGCCTCTTTAGGCGCTCAGTTGCTATCTTACTGGCTGCTAACCTAGCAGTCGTTCTTGGGGTCGCTCTTGTCGGCGCATCCCTGAATCACTCATTGGAGAAAATCCAACTTGAAATCACAGGCATGTCGTCACAGAGCTACTCCTACCCCCAATTGCCCGGACCTAAAAGTTCGGGTCGATAAGGCCTTCTATGTTGAAGCCTTTAACTGCTTGGTCACTTCGCTTGTTTCGCCGGACTCCCTTAAGCTTGGAAGGCTTGAGGATCTGCCCGACGTCATCAAGGCGTATGAGGCTTCTGCCTCCTTAGCCAGAGATGCGTGTGACGTCCAAATGTACGCACGTTATGCGCAGATTGTCGCGTTTCTCAAAAAGCTTGAACTCCCGCTTTTTGGGGATCTAGCCGAAGAGAACGCGCTGGCAAAGTGGTACGAGTCTGAGGCTCGGTGCAAGGAGATGAATAGAAAGTGTCTCGAGATTCTGAGACACCCGCTTACTCATGAGCACCGAGAACTCGCCGACCTCTTGACAAGGTTACGGAGTGAAATTGCCCCACTTCTTGGGGAACTTCCTCCCGACCTTGGTCAGGTTGTCGAATTCATGCGTTTTGGTCCTAAGTCTGACCTTACACATGCCATTACTGAGGGATCCGTCCCTTATAAACTTCTTGCTCCGAGTACATATCCATGGCTCGGACCTGAGGTTACATGGTTGTTCGAGAACACCATGTTCGGCACACTGTGGGGTTATAAAATGCCAGAGTCGCTCTACAATATTGCGATTCCGACAGACGACTGGATCACAATTTGTGATCATGCTGAATACAGTTCCGTGCCGAAAAAGATCGATGAGAATCGACCTATTGAGCTCGGACCATCCATTGCCGGACTTCTCCAACAGGCTTACGACGGTTTCATTCGTCGTCGACTTTTGGAAGTCTGGGGATGTGACTTACGCAATCAGGAACCTAACAAGGTTCTTGCGCGTATCGGTAGTGAACGCGGCAGTGAACCGAATTCACCTGCTACTATCGATCTTACGTCAGCGTCGGATAGTGTCTCCTTTGCTTTAGTGGGGATGCTATTACCCGATGCATGGTTCAAGATCCTATCACCATTGCGGGCCAAAAGCATCGTGATGAAAGACGGAACTATCGTAAAACTCGAGAAGTTCTCGTCGATGGGAAATGCTCTCACTTTCTCACTGGAAACCCTTATCTTTTCAGCCGTTGTCCGGGCGAATTTGCGAGCCCGTGGCTGGGAAGGAAGTCAGTGGAGGGTGTATGGAGATGACATTATCGTGCCA